CTATATTTATAGGCTTTCATGCATGTGCGCAAACTAACATGGAGTGCATCATGTGTGCATGTTGGTTTATGCAAGGCAAATCAACACGCGTTTTAGGTAAGGCGCATGACGCGGTGCAGCAGTGTCGTGGTGCGGTGCAGCAGCCAGGGTCTCGCTACCTACTTTGCATCGGGGGTGCACTTTGCTATAATTGTCGGCGCAGACCGACATAGCCATGCTTATCTTAGGAGTAGCTAGAAGAATGAACGCTGTTGATCCTGTGCATCCTGCCTCTGTTCCTGTTGCGTATCCTTCAATGGGTGCGTTAATAGGATCCGTGCTTGGCGCAATGCTGGTAGGTAAGCTAGGGTTTAACCCTGCCGATCCTGTGACTGGCGCACCAATCGCGGGCGCAATTGCGGCTGTTGCTTCTGGCCTGTTTAATCAGGTTGGAAAGTGGCTGCATCTGAGCTAGTACTTAGCCTCTAATACAGTGGTACGGCTGTATTAGGGAATACGCACTAGGAGTAGATGACCTATGATTGACACCGCATTATTTATTGCTGCTGTTGCATTCTTTGCAACTAAGCACGCATATGCTGGCGTTGCCTGTTTAATAATGCTAGTCTTGTATGTGTTAATGATTCTTCACGGCTAGGAGTAGATGACCTATGCTTAAAGACACAATGAAACTATTAACGCAGCCAGCGCAGGACGATTTAAAACTGCTACTGAGTTCGCGTGATAAGAGTTCCCATGATGAGCTTGCACACTTCTACCTCATGGGATTTCAGCAATGCGAGATCGAACGCATTCAGAAGGTGATCCGCACTTATAACTCACAAAGGAAAACACGTAATGAACGCACCCGCTAAATCCAAGCGTAAGCCGAAGCCGAAGTCTACCGTTCGCGTTACTGCTGAGGCGGCATTTAATCTGGCGCAGAAGCTGTCGGACGAAGCCAAGTCACCCCAGGAAAAGGCTGTGGCTCTTAGTCGCCTTACTTCGGCGCGCAACGCGCTGAAGTCTGTCAAGTTTACTGAGATCGTTCCGCCGCGCGTCGTGCGCATCGCCAAAGCGCTGAACACGCTGACCAAGATGGCGAATCGTTCTGCGTATCAGTGGACGCCGGAACAGGCCGATAAAGTCATCAAGACTTTGGAGTCCAAGCTTGCCGCGCTCAAAGGCAAGTTGATTGCTTCGGCCGGGGTTGGTAAGCCGGAAGAAAAGTTTGACTGGTAACTAGTCAGCCAAACGGCAAGATGCCCGCTTCGAGCGGGCATTTTGCTTTTTGGGGTTAGGAGATTTGCAATGACATTAGAAAAGCTAAAGAAACTCATTGAGGAAATTGAATACGAGTTGCCTTTGCATGGTTGTCAGATCAACTGCACTGGCGGCGGTGAATTAGTGATTGATCTATCGTCGCAGCCGTCAAGAGGATTGCACGGGCTTTTATTGCGTCGCGGGTTCATCACGAATGATTCATCTTACGTGTATCGCCCAAACACTTAATAGGAGTTGTATCGTGCCGAAGCGAAGCAAAGAGTTGGCAGACGCAATGAGCGCGTTTGATTTCCGTGCAGCGCGCGAGTCCAAGTCAATGTCGCAGCATCAAGCGGCGGAATTGCTGCAAGTTAATCAGTCTTCTATCTCGCGTTGGGAAGTGTCCGGCGCTGTGCCGATGATTGCACAGATGGCTTGGAAACTACACTGGCAAGTAAAGTCAATGCAGGAAGGCAAGGCAAAGCGTGCCCGCTAACATGAAATTGTCCGAGCAACGTTGTTTATTCTCGGCGTTGCTTGGGCAATTCATTACTTGGATCAATCAACACCCTGGCGGCTTGTCAGTTGCGATTGACCAAGTGAAGCGCACCCAGGCCGAGGCAGACTTGAATGCGCAGTTGGGGAACGGAATATCAAATTCATTGCACCTAACAGGATTAGCTGCGGACCTATTGTTATATCGTGATGGTGTCTATCAAGCCGATAGCGCTGCGTATGCTGATCTAGGCGCGCGATGGAAAGCAATGCATCCGCTGAATTGTTGGGGCGGCGATTTTGCTAAGCCTGACGGCAACCACTTTAGTAGCATGCGCAATGGCGTACGCTGAACCACCAGACCAATCTGATTTAGTGCAGGATGACGACATTCTGCTACAGGACAGGCTCTTGCGTTCCTTGCATCGCGATAAAAATGGACACTTAGCGATGGACGCCTCTTATAAAGCCCATGAGGCGTCGCCAAAGCCGCATCACAACGTTGTGATTCTTAATTGCTATACGTGCGATGACGGCGAATATTCTCTGTTCAATCATTACGTATATAGCGGCGAATCACTCAATTATAAAGAGTGGTGCAAGATTGCTAAGACTGAGGCGGAAAATATTACGCGTAAGGCTCGCATTGCACGCCAGAAAAGCTTCTATGGTGTTTATGGATGGCAAACAAACTTTGTGAAAATAACACCGCTGCGCACTGGCGACTTGTGGTTAAAAATAGACGAGAAAGGGCCGCGCTGTGTACGCCTCGCATTTAGTCCCCGAAAGGCTAGCAATGAAACACACGCGCAAAAGAAATAGATTAGAGCCTGAAATTAAAATCATTGGCTGCGATAGCGAGACGATGCGAGGGCCGCCTATTAGCTTCCAATTTTATAGCGAACATGCGCCGCAAATAAATGGTTGCGCGTTTGTTGATAAGCACTCGCCAATGAAAATTTTCTTAAAGCAATTAAAGAAATTGCCGCGTGGCTGTTATCGAATGTATGGCCACAACCTGGAATTTGATTTGCTCTCATTTCTTTGGGATGCGCGCCGCGAAATTGTTGAAGGTAATGTAATGTTGACTGTTGGCGATTGGGAAATCCTTGGCCGCTACAGTAAACCGATTTTCTGTGTATTTGACGATGGCACTCGCCGCATTGAATTAATTGATTCCTTTTTATGGTTCATGACGAGTCTAGACAATGCTGCTAAAAGAGTCTGCCCGGATTTGCCTAAACTCTTACGCCCTGCGGGTTTGGGTGAACGTTTATTCACTTCTAAGGATGATGGGTTTGTTGCTTACGCTATGCGTGATGCTGTTATTGCTTTTCATTTGGGCGTTGCAATTCAGCAGTTCCACATTGAACAGGAAATTCCGTCTCAAATTTCGTTAGCAAGCATGGCTGCAACAGTCTTCCGCTTGCGCTACATGCGTGAAGACATCTACCAGCCGCCAACATATCAATGGATGTTAGGCGCAGCGTCTAGTTATCATGGTGGCGTCAATCGGGTACGCCCTGGGGCTGAGTTGACGTGGCATATGAATACCACGGCACTTGATGTTAGCTCAGCGTATCCAGAGGCGATGTCACACTTCCCACCATTCAGCAATCCTAAGGGTTATCGTGACTATAAACCAAAAGACATTAGGAAACTTTCTACAGTTCCTGACTTGGGCGTTTATAAAATATCAGGCTCAGCTAGCGTATGCGACTGGCCTGCTCTTTTTAGCCATAACTTTAAACCACTTGCGGGTCCGTTTACTGATACATGGGTGTCAGGTTATGAACTCAATCAAGCCTTGGAGACGGACGAAGTAAAATTAACCGCGTGCCGTGGCTACACATACGATCAAGGCGACTATAGTTACTCGCCTTTTAATGAGTTTGTTTCTACTCTTTACGATTTAAAGTCTAGCGCTAAAGACCCTGTTATGCGCTATATGTACAAAATTGAATTGAACGGTTTAACAGGGAAATTTATTCAGACATCGCCGGATTGGACGTTAGTAGACGGTCAACTAACAAAAATAAATCGCGCAGGCGGTTTATATCATCCATTCATTGCTAGCATGATTACAGGGTTTACCCGTGGCAAGAAAATGCACCCGTTGGAACACCGTTATAACGCTATTCATACCGCTACCGATGGAATTTTCGCGGGGGGACGGTATGACGGAGCACAGGTTAAAACGCTTGGCGCAATTGTTAGCGAAGGAAACGGCGACTTGGCTCTATTGCGAAACAAGTTATACATTTTTTACACCGATAAGCAGAATGAAAATACTTACGAAAGTGAGGTATTTTCGGGGCGCCACATTCTTAAATGTGCGCGTCATGGCTATCAAGGGTCTGTCGCAACTTTAGAAAGCATGCTGGTATCAACTAATAGGAGTTATAAGGTTAACAAGCCTAACAAGCTAAAAAGCTCAATCCAGCGTGGGTTGACTCCTAACGAATTCCTAACAACTGAGCGCAAGCTAAACGTTGGGACTGACTTTAAAGTAGTGAGATACAACGCCGATGGATCATACGCACGTTAAATACTACACACGATTAGTCGGAAATTCTTTTGTATACGTAAGATTCTTTCGCGGGGCGCGTTCTCGTGGCTAGTCGCAGAGCCTTTAAATGGGTTAGTTCTCCTCCAAGAAGGCAAATGCGGCGGGCGTCAGCACAGAGCGCGCCCCGCCTCTATGAATGGCTAATTGATAATGGATACATCGAACCAATTTCCCAGGTGGGAAAGAGGCAACGCAACAGCCGTTAATGTTGCAATTAGAAAGTGAGTCAAAGTGAAAGCAAAATCAAAGTCAAAGACAAAGCCAAAGTCAAAGTCAAAGCCAGTAGTTCTGCCGAGTGGCTACAAAGTCATTGGGCGCGCGCCTAACTGGGACATTGAGAAGAATCCTGTTATTGAGGGTGAACGTTCAGACGCGCATGACGTTACCTTTGATGAAGGAACCAAGAAAGAACGCACCGTTCGCACCATGATTGTTGCGGATGAGACTCTCGGCGCTGTTAACGTTTGGGAGTCTAGCGGTCTTCGCGATTTGTTCGACCAAACGGAGGCAGGCGACACGGTGCGCATTGAATATCTTGGCCTGGGCAAGGCTAAGAAAGGTCAGAATGCGCCGCGCTTGTTCTCTTGCTCCATGAAGGAATAGCAGACAAGCTATTAGAAAAACAGCCCCGCGTCAGCGATGACGCGGGGTTTTATTTAGGAGCTAACAAATGGTTAAGCAATGCAAAGGATTTTGGAACATGTGTAGCTGCCCAAAATGCTGCAAGGCTGATAGGGATTTAGATAAGGTGATTGCAAACCCAGAAAAGAAAATAGCTGCTGTTGGCGAGTTATTAATGAACCACAGTTCTTTAGGCCGCATTCTTCGAAAAGGCAAACCTCATAAGAAAGAAGTCTAGGAAAAACTGGAAACGGAATCGCCGCCAAGTCTGTTGGTGCAACGGCTGGTGGTTCCCTCATCGTCGCGGATCAAAGTCTAGCGACTACGTGAAACAACACTACGGTACAGAAGGATGCTTACAATGAATATCGCGTTAGCTATTTGGGGATTTACTTTACTCGGATTTCTTTTTGGCTATGTACTGTGCGCTGTATTAGGTGATAGACGCAGAATAGAACTGCGCGACCCTCTTAAATACGAAGGCCGCGATTTACCTGCATCCCAGGCAATTGACTATATCGACCGGGTAAAGTGCCCTTATACCCGCATCGATCAGCGTTACTGCACTTGCCTAAGTTGTGGGACGGCGCGAGGCGCTATCAAAGAGACTTGACAGGCAAGGTGCATTCAGGGGCTGCCCGCAAGGCCAACCAAGGCGCCATCAAAGGGGCTGCCGCCTAATGCAGAATTAGCGAGCATGTTTTGGTCAGTAGCCTGTGCCTGTCCTGGCGGAACGTCAGCAGGCACGGGCGGCTGTTGTAGCTTCGCATCTAACACCGCGCCATCTGTTGCCGGATCTGCAATATCGGGTGGCGAAATCATTTGTGGCTCGCTTAGGCCGAAAGTCTTCTCGCCTTCGACCGCATTAAGAATTCGATTGATTGCAGATGCCGCAATGTGCATCTTAGGAAATGGAATGCTCATTTAATTCCTTTCTAAAAATAACAATCGGTTGCGTGCTATATCCATGCCGCTGCATAAGTGCTGTCCATCCTGCGCGCCCCATTGCAATAATGGCTTTAGCGCCGCGTTCATATGCAGCCATTTCTATTTCTTGGACGCCAATGTCTGCAACTTCCATATCGGTTGTCACTGTCAACAGGTTCATTGTGCGGCCTACAGTGGTTTCTCCCCAGGTAACGAGAGCAAAGCCAAAGCTAGTCATTAGGATTTCTTGCGCACCTTCTGCGAGCACGGCGGCAAACTGCTCTGAATCTAGCAAGTCCTGACCTTTGCGCAATGCTTCCATTTCTGGATATTCGCCGAGGGCAGCGTGCGCGGCCGCGTCTGCAGAAATCCAACGCCACTTTAATTCACCGGGCGCGGTGCCCCCTCGCTCAGCCCCGCCGCTAGATTGTTGTTGGCTTCTGCTGCGGCCGTTTGTTTCTGTAACCATTTTGGACCTATTGAACCTGTTGATGCGGGGCCAATCATTAAAGGCGCTGTTCCGCGCCCCTTAATACTTGCAGGGGCGGGCTGACTTGTTGAAGGTAACAATTGAGAAGGCGTAGGCGCGGCAGGCAATTCTGGCGGCGTAGTTACCGGCAATTTCTTTACGCTGCCAGAAATATAGCCAGCTAAATCGGTCTTATCATCAAACACGCCCCACTTACGAGCCTGCGCATCAAGCGCTTGTCCCTGTTGGCTAAGTTCATCCATCTTGCCTTGCGCGGCTTTTGTATTGTAATTTTTCATGTTCATTGCAAGGCGCACGTAGTCATCTGTGCTTAATTCAAATTTCTTTCCTTTAAAATACGTTGCGCCGCCTTGAATGGCACCTGCCACAACTTGCCCAGGAGCACCAAATGCATTTAATCCGCTAACACCTTGCGCAATGGCGTCAGTAGTATCTGCGGGGTTATCGCGATACAAACCGATTCCGGTTGTAAGCATTCCGATGATTAAACCTTTATTTACTGATTTGTTAGGATCAAAACCAGGCTGACTAGTAAGATTTAAAATCTTGTCCGCTTGTGTGTCAACAGCGCGGAAAGCGTCTTGGTTAACCTGAAACTGCGTACGGTATTGTTCCGCAGCGTTAGTTACGAGAGAGCGCTTTGCAGTCTCTTGCGCTGTAGCCGAGTCGCGCACTTGCTGCATTTGCGCAGACAGTACTCCAGCCAGCGCAATATTTGCATTTTGCATCTTAGCGCGGCCAGCAGGGTCGGCCTCATTAATAAACTGTGTCATACCCTCATTGCCTAACCGTATCTGCTCGCGCAAAAATTTCTGCGTTGTAGGGTCTGCACCTTCCATCATGCTCAAGGCTTGGGACTGTAGTCCCTGGGTTTCGCCAACAACGTCTGCGACTTGTTTAGCGCGGTGGTCTATTAAGTTATCGCGTTGGATTTTTGTAGCAATACCAACACCTAACCCCACTAGCGCGCCAAGTGGCCCCATTACGGTTGCCGCAGCGCCGCCATATAACAGCCCCGCTTGTACCGGCGTTAGACTAAGCGGCTTTGCTGGGGACAGCGCGTTAGTCGTTACATTGACTGCGGGTGACGCGTCTTGTGTATAGTCTTGTGTATCGTCTGCCATTTAAAGTCCTGCCTGTGCACCCATGTTGAAATTCCAGGCACTTGCGCGACCGCTGCTGTTGCCGGTCGATGTATTCTGTGCGTACGATTTTGAGAATTGATCTGTAAGTGTCGTTGGGCCGCCCAATATGCTTGAAAGTTGCTGATAAATACCAAGTTGCGGCGCTGAACTCTTTGTTAGTAAGTCCATCAATGACGGCAGCGAACCCAGGCCAGTTGATGCGCCTTGCAATGTCTGCCCGGCAAGGTTAGCCGCTACCGCGTCACGCTGGTTTACATCGTTTGCGCGTAGCGTTGCGGCTTGTGTGAGAAAGTCTTTATTCGCCGCAGCAATTGCGGTTCCCTGCGCGACGCCTTGCCGGTCGTTGCCAAGCGTGCCGCTACCAACAGAATTAGTTACGATTCCCGGCAATGCTGTATTAGTTAGGAACTGGTTTTCATCCAGTCCTAGTTGCTTGATTTGTTCATCAAGTGCCGGGTTACTGCCGTTCAATCTGCTAGCTTCGTAACTTTCGCCTGAGTTCGGCTTGCTTAAGCTATCTAAAAAGTTAGTGCCGCCCGTGAATAAATCGCGCGCGGACTGTCCTAACATTTTGCTGTCAGCAAGGCCGGAATTTGCGGCGCTGAATGCCCCGCCATACAGCTTCGAATAAATACTGCTATCAAAAACTGACTGAACACTAGCACCCTGTGACTCGCTAGTGCCTTGTGATTCGCTAGTCGCCTGATTTGAGCTATTGCTCTTTCCCATTCCAAGAACGCCACCGGCACTCATTTATAGATGCTCCATTAATTCAGCGCGTATGTTGTCCAAAACGAAGTAGTAATTCCTTTTACAGTGGCAGTGTTGGTAAACCCTGCCGCGTTACCATTCTTGCGAAATGTTATCGTGCCTGCGGTATCAATGCCCATGTTGATTCCCGCAACAGTAGCCCCCGCGTCAGAAACGCAGAAATCCGGCACTGAAGCTGTAGCAGCGCGTGCAGGCCGAATAGACGCAGGCAACGCACCCACTGGCAAGGATAAACCTGTTGATGTGCTGTTAGCGGATGCGGCACCAACAAACAATATTATCTGTTTGCCATTCCTTGACCAAACAAGCGTGGAATTTGGCGTGCCTGTGATTCCTTGTACTGCCGCAGTAAATGACGCGCCGTCTGGCGTCATATCAACTTGCGCGCCAGCAACCGGCCCCAATGCGCTAACGTTAGCGCCATCCATTACAATTTGGTCAACACCACGTGCACCCAGGATCAAAGTCCCCGCAGCATTGAAATGCTTAACGCGCGCAACGTTTACCGCATTGTATTGAATTCCAAACCCGCCAAAGTTTGCAACACCGTTACCATTTAAGGTCCAATTTGCTACTTGCCCTGCAGGTGAATACAAATCAACTTCAACTGGGTTTGCGCCGGTCGCGGTATACGTTGCTGTGATATTGCCTGCGGGAGCATTGACAGCAAGAACACCATTAGCACCAGCGCCCGCAGGGCTTCCGTTTATAGTTAACGCCGTTTCTACAGCCGCTTGCGGCCCACTATTAATTGTTATTGGCGCGTTCAGTGTTCCGATTTGATCTATCGCGCGCTTAACCTTCTGAAATTCATTATTCAGTTGCGGATGAAAGACATTACCAGGGTTGTATTTAATGGCCATTAATACGGCCCAACATTGACAGCATCTATAACAATGCGATCAATGGTCCAGGGTGCGCTACCTAAGTGCGTTACCTCAATCGATATATAGCGCCCCACAACTTCGTATGCTGTACCTTCCCCAACAGGCGAGCTAACAGCAACAAACGCGCCCCATGTTATTGTGGCGTCTGGTGAATTGCGGTATCCCATACGAAACTGCATGTTAGCTAAGTCGCCAACACCGCGTAGCCAGACACGCCGAGTCATTTTTATTTGCGTGTCGTCATCAAAGGACATATCCAATTTTTGCAGCCGTGACGTCAACACAAGGGCGTCACTAGTGTCTTCAACAAAATAGTTAGCTGCTTCTGATGATAAGATGCGCGGGCGCTTTGCTGCTTCGTCCCATGCTGCTGAGTCTGTATCCCATGCCGCGCCGTCAGCATCCCAGATGTCCGATGCAGTAACGTCAGTTACAACACCAACAGCAGCGTATCGCACTTGATTTAGGTCGCGTGTAACCCAGGTGTTACGGGCCTCATCCCAAATGTGCGCTATGTTGGCAAACTGGAATCCTTTCTCAGGAACACAGACCCAGGTTTCGCGACGATTGGGCAAGCGGACAATATAAGCGTTTTGTGCGTTAGTATCATCCACAGAACTACTAAGATACAGCTTAATAGCGTCAGTCGCGATACTCGTTGCGGCGCTGCCATCATAAATAAATACATCATCTAATCCGACAACAAGGTGTGCAGTTTGGCCACCCGCTGCTAGTTCCTGAACGCAATGAGGGCCAAGCGCGCCAGCGGATCTAACCACGGTACGTTGCGAAAAAATATTAGGTTGCCCAACATACTCAAGTGCGAAAATGGATTGCTGTTTATAAACTGCAAGCTGTTGCGATAATCCGAGTGCAGTAATACATGCGCCCGGAGTGTCTGAAAGAATAACGGAGCCTGCCTCATTACCCGCAGCAGGAACCCAGGTTGCGGGCACCGTATTAACCGCAGCAGCATCCGACCATTTCACCATGTTAGACGATGCGCCAGCAGCGGCAGCAATGTTGAGCGCAAACAGATGAAACCGGAATGCCGCCATTGCCGCACAGACAGTTGCCGCAGGCCAGTTTGGCAACGCAAGCAAAAGGTGCGCGCTGTTGCCATCCCAGTACCACGGCGCACTAATTCCGTTCGTTAAGCAGGGAATGCCGTTCAACAAACAACTTGAAATTTCCAGCGGGTTCAAATTACTGCCAAATGACGCAGGCGTCACCACGTATTCATTAGATGTCTCCATCGCTTTCACGATGCCGCCTGAGAACACCTTTAGCCACCAATCAAACCCTGACAAGTTGAACGACAACAAATGAATTGCTGCCGCTGTTGAGCTTGTATAGGCCGTACGTCTGCCGCCAATGCGAGACGGATAGCGCTTACGCGTATGAACATTCTGAGCAAGCGTTAGGAACGTGTCAGCTAGTTCTGCTGGGTCCACATCAAGCGAATGCCCGTTACTGGGGCTAAGTGTCTTTAGCATTGCTTAGATAACCCTAACCAGCAAAGAGCGCGGCACCACCAACTATTGCACTTTGAAATTGGCGGGCGCATTGGGGATTTGAAGGCACACCTCATTAGAAAGTTGCCCTTCGTTACCTGCTTCAACTGCTGACACTTCAACACATGGGCCAGTGATGGTTGCCGCAAGTGCAGTGATACCTGTCTGGGTTTTAACCTCAGACCCTTTCGGCCCCTCATAGATATTGTATGTGAGTGGAACACTGATGGTGCTACCGTCAGTGTTAGTTGTGGGTGCAGTCCATGACGCGGTGTGCGTTGCCGCATAGGCACCTGCAACTACAACAAGGCTAATAATTCCAAAAGCTAGAAACTTTTTCATTTCAAATCATCCTTTGCACACGTAGGAACGAAGACTTACTAAGGCGCGTAGCATTTGCGCTGCTACTAAACTGTGACCACTGAAAGGCCAGCGTCCCCGCAACGGTCACAACAATCATTGCACGCGCTTTCATTACCTGATTGACGTTAACTGTCGTGGGCAGAACAAAAGGCAGCAGATTTAGCAGAGTGTTGCCGCCGCCAGTGTCAGCAAAACCCTCGGCAGTTCCACCACCGTCTGAGGTTCCTTCCCAATGGCCAGTGAATAGAGTAGCGGTGCCGCCAAAACGAAAGCCGCCGCCCATTCCCTGCGTTTTTGTTGTAATATTTTTCCAGAACAACTGTAAATCGACCTCATACGTGCCCGGCTGCAACGTCATTGTTAGGTCAGGGTCATCTGTTGGCGTGACAGTATTTGATCTATCGGTGTCAGCGGCCTTATAAGCAAATTGAGGCTGTGACAAGAACGTAAACCCTACAAGCAAGTTAAGCTGTGCGGGCGTTGCGTTCATTGCCGCATTTAGATTTGGAAATGTAGCAAGTAAAACGCTCTTAATAAGGCGCAAATGGTCGTCGCCTTGTGACTTTGGGTCTGTCGCGCCGATTGGATTGGTGGCAACAAGACTGGAAAGAAAGGTTGCGGATTCGAGGCCCATTAATATCCCCTAGAAGCTGCTCTGCCATGATACGTTGTAAGGCGCGGTAGCTCGCGGTGCGCCTAATAGCTTTTTAATCTTACGATTAATATTTGCTACTAGGCGATTGAATTCATTTGAGCAAAACTGCGCGATGTCAGGCTCGCGGGTTTCACGATGCAACGAGATCAACGCGGCATTCAAGTACAGCAATTGATGGTCGGTAAGCAATTGATTGCTTGACGTTGTTGCTAGCTCAACAGGTAGGCCAATGTAATTTACACTGTAAGTTACGCCTACACCTGGGACGCCGGCAATAACTAGAGTACCGTCAGGACGCAGACAATACATACTGACGTTACTATCAGTTCCGTGCACTGCCACTAATGTTTCGTCAGCAGCATCAAGCGGCGCTGTACCCGCGTTACTAAGCGGAATAACATGACGCACCTGCACAACGCGAGTCGGATTTGGCAAGGTGTAAATGCCACTCGTTGTTGCGGGGCGGTTCGCATCCGTGAGAGTAGTTGATAGCGGGTAGCCTTCGCACTCTTCCCGTATCCTTACTTCGCCTTCAGCAATAAACCGCTGCACTTTAGCGCCAGCATAGTCGGGGCGTTTGCCTGCAACTAACAAATCCGCCTGTAGCTGGTTATAGTCGTATGCCATTAGAGCGTCCCAATTTTGCCATTTTTGATAACGCCACGATGCAAGCGCCCGATGCGGTACGCCTCGCTAAACGGTGATAGCTCAAACGCTTCCCACGCTTTTTGTTTTAGCTCAGGATCAAGCGCGTTCAAATTCGGAAACAGCCGCAACAATACATAGAAATGTTGCTCAGGAATTCGGAACATGTGCCGGCCAACACCGCTTGGTGCGTGACGGTGCGGCAACACGCCTTCCCGTACAGCCTGTACGGTTTTCAAAATGTCGTGCTGATCGGCTTTCAGCAACTTCACAACATTAAACTTCTGCATATTTACTCCAACGCTTGAAATTGCGCCCTGTGTTAGTCCAAGGCGCAAGGCTCAAACGCTTACGCAGTCCAAGCGGCAGTCGTTGTGATATCAGCAATCACAAAGCTTGAACGCTCAAGCCGTGCTTCCAGCGTCCAGTCCACATGCAACAACTTGCGATGTGACAGACCAATGTCAGCAAGCGGCTTAACCGCCCAACCGTACAGCAGCGCCAGCGCCCAAAAGCGCGGATCCAGGCCAAGCACGTTTGCCTGCGTGCCGGTCTGTACCTGCATCAAGCGATTTGGAACGATGCTCATAAACGTTCCGAAATCAGTCTTGAACGCATCGACGTACATCTGCGTTACCTGAGCCACACCGCCCGACATGCTGCGATCCTCATGGCTTCCGCCAACGTTCGCCGTTGGCTTCGCACTGTTGGGCGTAGTGATTAGGAACTGTGCAAGACGCTTCGTTACCGCAGGCAAAGACATCAGCACGGTCGGGTTTCCGCCAAGGTTGTACACATTTTCGATCTGTGTGCTTATCATGGTGAAAGTACCCGCCCGCGCCGTACCATTAGTCTGCGCCGTAACGAGTTTGGTGCCAGTCTGGAAACCAGCAATTGCGCCAGTTGCGCCGAGATCCTTGTTAGTGAACATCCAGGCAGGAACACCACCAACCTTACCAGCCGTGGCGTTGTTATCATCCTGCACGCTAGCCTGGCCTGATAACACGATCGCTTCCACGTCGCGCCGCAGTTCATTTAGCCGCATTGCGGTCTGATAACCCATTTCGTCAGCGCGGCCAATGCCGCCCACTGCCTGCCCGCGCTCAGTCACCATTACAGGCTTAGTGCAAATCTGTGCATGGTTGCCTTTGCGGACGCCGTTGCTCCCTGCCTTGTTGTCAGTGCTAGCAATGTCTTTACCGGACACAGCAGCATTGGCAAGGTCGGGTGCGTTCAACTTGTCTTCCGTCCACTCGTGGTAGCTATTGCTGTACGAAGTTTCAGGAATCATATCGAGAAACGGTGTTGGAATTTCCGAAATATCGAAAATCTGGTCCGCTACGTCCTCTCGCACAATGCCGCCAGCAGCAATTGCTTTAAGGTCCGCAACGTCCAGATAATCACTCGGCGCTGCAAACAGCATCCCAAGCGATTCCATCCGCACAATTAAATTGTGCCGTGCGTGAATTCTCATGTGATCCTCTTATGAATCGGTTGTATCTAGAAACGACATGATGCGCCCGCGCTCAGTATTATCAGGCACCCTACGCGATGACTGTGCGGGGGCTTTGCTAGGAATACCGCGCCTTCCGGATGGCGGCATCGCTCCCTTGCGCGGCGGTATTTTTACGTCCTTCAACGCTTTTAATACACGCTCGCGAATGACCATGCTGTCGCGAATAAATTTCATCGCGCGGTGATCTACAACCGTTGTAATGAAACTCTCCGGCAGTCCATACTCATTGAGCATTGCAACCATTTTGTTAAGGTCAGCAGTCCTGGCCCGTTCATCACTCCATGACGGTATGTGCTCAAGCGTCAAAGCAACTTCTCGGCTGCGCGTAGTTTCATGACTCTTTCGCACTTTAGCAACTAACTCCGGGGTTATTTTATCCTGCGGAATTAGTGCCATCAAATCGCGCAGTTCCTGTTGTGCGCGCAGGGTTTCCCCTTCGTTTCTAACACGACGCGTCTCGAATTCTAGCTCTCGCGCGTCTAAGTCTACCAATTCGCCGACACGATCCTTTAGCGCACCTAACGCCATCGGTTCCGCACCGTCTTTCATTGGCACCAAAATCTTATAAACGTCTTCGTCCTTTACGCCAAGACGTTTAGCCAGTTGATTCAAGTTTGATACAGGCTTATTCGGGTCGTCCGCCTCATCCAGATCAAGCGGCCCAGGTTCTCCGTCTTCGCCTTCTTTCTGCGAAAACAAATCACGCAAATTCAATGCGCGCTTGTCCTCACCTTCCTGCACAGGCGGCTTGCCTTTTGCGGGGCGCTGCTCAAGTGCAGGCGGTTTCGCGGGCGGCGCATCATTGCGCGGCGGCGGCGGCACTGCACGGCGCTGATTGCGAGACGGCTTATCGTTCTCGCGAATAGTTTCGCCGCCAGTACTATTTGGCTGCGTGTTCGGCGCTTGCTTGCTCTCCAAGTGCGCGTTTGATTCCGACATTTAAATTTCCCCTTACAAGTGTAATTGCATGCAATTTATACCAAAAGGCTTCACGCTCAATCGTCGTCTGAGCCTGACGCCACCCCGTTGTCAGATCCGTTTCTAGACGGTCTAACACTTCCGCCAGTAGCGGGTTCCCCTGAAGGTTCGCCGCTGCTCGTTTCCTTTCCTCCGTTGTCATTCTTGTTGCCTTTCAGACGCGCCGCTAACGCAGCCGCTTTTGTAGACATGAAATCAATAATTCCTTTAACGCTTAACTTCGCCTCTTCAATCTGTGCACTGAGCACAGCATTGTAGTAGTTAAACTGAGTGCTAACGTCAGTCTTGTACTTATCAAGCGCGACACGCAATTGCTCAAGTCCAATTGCCTGAGTCATCATGCTCTTTTGATCGGCTGCCTGCTGGCTACGCGACTGCGCGCGGGCCGCAAACGCTTTCTGCGATCCTGGCGAGCGCGGATCAAGCATGTAACGTTCCGGGTTGCTAATGTCATTAACACGCAGCCAATCCATGACACAGTTATAATAGCCAGTTGCGTTAACTAAAATGTCTTCCATGCCCTGTTGCGCAAGTGCCTCTTGTTTCGTTGCCAATCCTGCGAGCACGCTTGCCTCACGGCTGCGCTCATTCTGTGACTTGCCAATATTGACGACAACAGAATCACGCGCCATCCATTGATTCGGAACTGTCTGAACCCATGCAGAGGCGCGCTCAAACGCAATTGGACCTTCCCATTCAGTACGTAATACCTCATGCGCAACAATGTACAAATTGCGAATTAACGTGTTCGCAATTGTAGTCATTTGAAACTCGGCATTAGCTTCCATTACGCTGTAGGCGCGATCCAACCCCTGCGATCCTAAGCGGTCGTTTAACTGCATCGATCCAGTTGCGAGGTCCAACACAGCGCCGCCCATTTCTGAGCGTACCGTTTTCATATACTGAAGGTTAGCAAGAATGTTGGCACTAGAATCATCAACAGGGAAGTTAGTAATTGCCTGGCGCACGTCAGCAACGGCACCCGATTTAACGCGGATGCTGCCATTAGTGCGGCCGTCTGCTAAATCATCAACTTCTACAATTCCATCAAGGTGCGCAGTGCGGTTCTTCGTCACCGTATTCAAGTTATCCATTAACGCACGTGTCAATGCAGTACTACTGTCTTGCGTAGACTTTAATTTGTCGTATGCACTAACGCCGACAAAAGTATGAGGGTTAATGATACCAACACCAATCGCGTAAGAAACCACAGCAACGTCGTCATCGTCTTCAAGGATAACTTTATCGCCAAATAAGATCCGATGAACGCGGCTAGCGCCGTCACCGTCATCAAGTTTAACGTATCCCTCATACCATTCTACTAGCTCTGCGGCTTTATCTACTGGAGTACGGTTAACGCCAGTGGGTGACATACTTCGCGGCAACCGATTGTCAGCCGTCGTGTTGCGGGAAGGGTAACGACGCAATTGCTCAACTTTTGCCTTAGGAATTCCAATTTCCACAAGGTAAGAACGCGCAGTTACATGGCGCTCAAACATATACGGAATATCGTCTAAATCCTGGCGGTTCCAATCCTTAGGCAGCAACAAATTTTCCGGAGCAACAGCCACAACGCGAAATTTGCGCGTAGTCTTTTCAACAGTAGCGCTCAAATCGCCAGTTTCAGGATCATAGCTGTGTACTTTTGTTGGGCCAATTTTCTCCAATACATCAGGCACAACAAGCGCACTAACGCCAGAACGGCGCACAGTTTCGCGGTAAGTGCGACTTTCAACAAAGCACTTAACTCCGGCATAGCGAAACAACAAAATATTTTTGACGGCTTGCGTTAGCTCTGTGAATCCATTCTGCCGCTTAAAAAGCATCTCATGCACGCAATCAGATTCAGCCTGTGCTTGCTCTACGTCTTGCTCACCATAGCAGCAAAAGTCGCAGAGCCTTTTATCAAGTAGCGGGCGCACCATCTGCGCTAACGTAGCATCGACCATACTTGATAAATCGCCGGTAACAATCTGTGAACGGCCAGCAACTTCGTCGCCACGCGCGCGCTGAAAATAATAGTCGTTTGCGTCTTTGCGCGACTTACTCAGTTCATCGCCTTCAAAGCCGACGCAATTATTAAGCAATATTTTTAGCTTCTGCGGCGTAACAGCATCAACCATTTCTAGATCACTCCTCGGTCAGCGCGCGAATAATCTACAGGCCGGGTTGCACGATTAAGCTGTTGCGCGGTGTACATGACTGCTAATGCTTCCGCAGTCGCAGGGTACATGATAGTTTCGTCCTCATCATTGCTCTGACGATAAGGCGCATACTGCAATGCAAAGTCTTCTAATTGCTGCTTTGGTGTTTCTGTTGCACTCACCATGTTAAGCATTAATGCGGTAATGCCGTCACGCTGATGACCATTTGGTAGGAGCGCACCCGCTACGCCGTAACCGTCTAACTCACTGAACAAAGCGCTATCCGGGTTAACGGCATGATGTATTAATTGCATCGCTGGATGCCGTCTCGTCACCGCTTGAACACAGTCAGCTAAATTTACTTCTCGGAACGGGTGCACTCCATAAACAGCAGAACCTTGGAAAGCTATTGCTGTGATTGCATCCTCTCGCATTCCCCAAGCCACACGTAGAACACGCGAGTTAGGAGAATCTGTGATAGGTCTAAGGCCAGCAATAATGTTGGATTGTCGCGCAAATATTGCACCGTCTGTTGCAGCGTCAGGGTCGCAGTAGAATTCTTGCCGCGCAAGTTGATTCGACATGCCCTCTCGAATTTCTCTTGCAACGTCTGCATCGGTAATGATTGGGGTGCCGTCATGCTTGTGCGTATCCTTAATGGTGCGCAGACTGCAAAACCAATTCGGTAAGTCTTTCACTGTCTGATACATTCGCCATGCATGGTTGCGCCCGCGAAACGTTGTAATGAATGCGGCCCAGCCTTTATTCTCTACTAAGATCGGGCGCAGATAATCCCAAGCCGCAGGATTGCACAACGCCCATTCTGAGAAAGCCAGGCCGCAAGGGTTGGCGCCTATTGCTCTGTCGTAGTTATCAGATCCTAACATCTGCCATACGGCACCGTTTTTAAGAGTAATAGACATTTCAGTGTCGTTCTCACTCTTGCGCATTGCCGGAGGAAACGCACGGTCGATGAACCTTTCACCCGTGCGCGCATCGATACCTTTCCAGATGGCGCGTCGTGCTTGAGTGTGGAAAGGAAAGAGATGCCAATAGACGCCAACCCTTTCTAACATTCTCTCGCGTGTAAAATCCATTGAGAAGACATCCTTACCTGCGCGCCTATGCCATGGCAGAAAGAAACGTAGAATGCCTTCGTTCTTATAGGCGTTCACTACTTCTCGTTGGTGATCGTAGAGTGATAACGGCTGCCACGCTTTGCGTGTTGGTTTTAATTCTTTTGCAGTCTTTACTGCAACCGTTTTCGCCATGCCAGCCAGTCTACCCCTAGCGTGGCCGTTCGAATAGCGAAAACCTGGGCGGCACTGCTGCACCGCGTCATGCGCCTTACCTAAAACGCGTGTTGATTTGCCTTGCATAAACCAACATGCACACATGATGCACTCCATGTTAGTTTGCGCACATGCATGAAAGCCTATAAATATAGGCATTTGCTGCACATCATCCTAACATCTAACATCTAACACAAACTAACATCTAACAATGCAACTTGCATCGCCCGCTCGGTGACGCGCGTAAGTTAACGAGTTGTCTTGCATCGATTGTCTATAAATCCTTTAG